TGCGTTGGTTTATTTTGGTGGCGATCGCAAGGGCTTTGTGAAAGAGTTTCGCAAGATTGGGGAGATTTATGGCCACGAAACCTAAGCTAACCCTGCCACCCGATGAGCGCAAGCGCTTAATCAAGCTCATCCACATCGCCAAAGCTCAGCTTGGCCTAAGCGAAGACGACTATCGCGGCCTGCTGCAAGAGTGCGGTGGCGTGGAGAGTAGCAAAGACCTGGGCTTGCAGGGCTTTAAGTCCGTGATGCAGACCTTGCAAAACATGGGCTTCAAGGTGGGCAGCGGCAAGACTAAGCGCGGTGGAAGCCTAAGTCCTAAGACGAGCCACCTGGCGGATGGCGATCGCAAGCCTAGCTCTGTGTTAGTGGCGATCTGGATTGAAATGGGCAAATCCGGCATTGTTGAGGATGCTAGCCATGAGGCGCTTCAAGTGTTTGTGGCTGGCATGATCAAGGGCAAGCAAACCCTGATGCCGGGAGTGGATATTTTGGATGCGCTGACTCCCGGCCAGGTCAATGCTTGCCGGAAGGGGCTGGAGAGTTGGCGCGATCGCGAACTAGCGAAGCGAGGTCTAGATGGCTGAACCCAGAACCCAATTGCCCGGAGAACTAAAAGATCTCGCCGAAGTCATGTGGGACACGATGGCTGAAATGCATCGCTTAGGTTGGCGACGCGATCACCCTAGAATCTTGGCTTGGCTGGAGCGAGCTGGCTTCAGAGCCTTCTCTGAACTTGACGGCACCGCCTATCAAGCCCTGCTCTATAACCTCCGGGCTACTGCAACCCCTGAGAACCCCACTCAAGCCAAGCAGATATCCCACCTGCAATGGCAGGTCGAAAAGCTGATCGATATCAGTTACTCGCTACTCGTCGATCGCTGGAATTACTCCAGTCCAGAAGGCCGCAAAGCGTTGCTGGGCGCAAAGCAGCTCCTTGAGAAACTGCGCGATCGCAAAGAGCCGATTTTGAATGAAGTACCTGGCGTAAGCTCCCGTTGAATGCGGTTGGCGAGCCGATTTGATACCCTAAGTCCAGGATTGGCGCTGGATTTGGGAGCTATGCTGGATCTTGTAGACGATATTACTTTAGATGACCTCAGTCCAATGCTGCGTGAATTGGCTGGGGTCATTGGCATTCAAGACACCCTGAAGTTTATGCGAGCCTTTTCGGGTCGCAGGGTTGGCGTTCCCAGTGGCTTCCAGGGATGCCCTGATCACCCCCTCGTTGAGCGACTTGGTGAAGAGTTGGCGAGTAAGATCCTAGATTTTTACGCCGGACAGTGTGTTCAGGTGCCATGCGGAAGGAACCTAAGTATTGCCGTTGCTAAGCGACGAGCCTATAAAGCATTGGCGAGTGGTGAGCTGGACTATAGTGACATCGCTGAGCGTTGTGGTGTGCATGTGCGGACAATCTATCAGTGGATTGCCGATTTCAAGTCAGATGACTCAGCTCGATCAAGATCCAAGAGGCCAGGTGGGTGTGAGCAATTGAGCTTGTTTGGCGATTGAGTCGATCACCTTGAGGTAGCCCACTCAGTCCGCTTAGATAGGGTTACTGAGTGAAGTCCTCCTGATGCATTACTCGTTTTTTGCGATCGCAGTCATTGCGACCCTGGTAGTCGTTGGAGTTTTAGCGACTTATTACTTGAAGTTTGAAAAACTAACAGAAGAGGAAGCGCTGCGAAGAGCGGTGGGGATGGCCTGGAAATTCTGGCAGCTCTATTCGTTTAAGATGCCGGGTTTGTTGGTTAATCGCAGCATATCGAGAGACGACCTGATTGAGGCGGGGCTAGTACTCCGCGACCTGGTTGTGGGCGAAGTGGCAGACGGAACTCTCTCGCGGCATCTCGCGCAGCCGCACCCGGAACTCGCCAAGGTCAACCCTCTGCGTCTGGCCGAAGAAGTTGCGAAACGCGCCCAAGAGTATGCCGCAACGCAAAATACGGAGATCACCCATGCTTAGTTTGCGACGGATTGTCGATCAAAACCTGACTTTGCCGATCGAGGGGATTGTTGGTGACCCCGAACTCACGAAAGAAGTGCAGCAGCGCCTCAAGGATATTGGCCTTTACTGGGGCGAGATTGATGGATTGTTTGGACGGCAGACCGACCTCGCGAATATTCGATTTTGCCAGCAAAGATATTTAAACTGCCCAGTAACGGGCAAGTATGGCCCGACTTGGGCGAAGGCGCTGCTTTCCGCAAAGGAGGAAGTTAGAGGGCTGGTTTCCAAGTCGCAAGCGGAGCATGTGTTCCAGAACCCGATTTACCCCGATGAGCTACTGGATCTGAGTCACTGCCTGGGGCGATTTGAGATCGATCGCAGCTCTCGAAGAATTCGGCATTTTATGGCACAGATTGCCCATGAGAGTGGTGGACTGCGCTGGCTGAAGGAGTTGGCATCGGGTGATGACTATGAGTATCGTCCTGATCTTGGCAACAATCGGCCTGGAGATGGACGGCGGTTTAAGGGGGCTGGGGCAATCCAGCTAACGGGAAGGGCTAATTATCAAGCCTTTGCCGACTTTGTCGATGACCCCAGAGTTATGGAAGGCTGTGACTATGTGGCGCGGGTCTATCCTTTCACGAGTGGCGGTTTTTGGTGGCATGACAACGGCATGAATGCCCTGTGCGATCGCGGTGCCACGGTTCGCGAAGTTTCCCGCCGAGTTAATGGTGGTTACAACGGTCTGGAAGATCGAGAATATCGCTACGCACTGGCCTGTGAGGTGATCGCGTGAATCTCCACTCGCAGCCTATCGCTCAGGTATCCCCAAGTCCACAAAGCATAACCTATACCGATCCGATGCTGATCGTGGGGCTGGGGATTGGATTCACAACTAGCCTCGTTGTTTCGGCCATCGGTACTGCATTCGCGTTTCTAAGTCGCAAGGCGGTTGAGGCGAGTGACTCAAAGGTTGCTAGCCTCGCTCAAAAGATCGTCGAAAATTCACGCCAAATTGAGTCAGTCTGGGAGAAGGTTGACAAAACTCAAGAAATCTTAAGAAATAATAAGGATGAAGTGAGCGCCTTGCGGGAGCAGCATCTCAGAGATCAGCTTGAGTCCCATCAAAAATTTGTGACCCACGAGGAGTGGCTCATAGCGATGGGAAAATTCGATGTTCGACTGGAAAAGATCGCTGAAACCGTACATGGAACGCACTTGATCATTGAGGCACTTAAGGGGCGAATTGGATGACTGCGAGTGATTTGCGGCGCGTAGAGCAGGCCAAGACAGAGGAATTCCGATGGAGGCTGCTTAAGTTGGCGCACATCGCTGGCTTGAGGGGGTTGACGGATGGACTGGTGCTGCGAGCCTTGGGAGATTTCTTACCTGGATTGGATTTTGAGCAAATTCATCAAGCCTTGGCCTATTTGGAGGACAAAGGTTTGGTTGAAGTCCAGAGACGTTCGGCGCAGTGGAGTTACACAATTACCGCGCTGGGGACGGATTGTTGTGAGGGTAATACGGAATGTCCGGTGGGTATTGCCTTTTCTGAATTTTGAGTTGTGATTTAGGAGGGTTGGATTAGGTGAATAAAGAGCGGTTGGTGCGGGCGGTTGCCGCTGAAGCTGGCCTGAAGCTGGTTGAAGCAGACAAGGCGGTTGATGCGGTGATGGGGATAATCAAGGGCGCGGTTGCGAACGGCGATCGCGTTGCCTTGCTAGGGTTTGGTAGTTTTGAGCGCAAGCTTTGCAGTGCGCGAACAGGGCGAAATCCGCAAACAGGCGAAGTGCTGGAAATCCCTGAAAGAATGGCGGTGCGCTTCCATCCCAGCAAGGACTTCAAGGAGACGGTGCAGTAGATGCCGCCGAGATCCACGATTGACTTACTGCCAGAGACGGATCGCCAGGGGATTGATGCCCTGTTGGTGGGTCGTGGCTTTGGCAGTTATCAGGAAATCTCTGAGCTGCTGGCTGAGCAGGGATTGCGGATCTCGAAGTCGGCTTTGCAGCGCTATGGAAGCACGTTTCAGAAGCGCTGTGAGTTAATTCAGCAGGTCACTCGGCAAGCGGAAGCGATCGTGGCCGCAAGTGGCAGTGACGATGCCAATGTGGTCAACGATGCGCTGATCCGCTTGGTGCAAGAGCGGGTTTTTAGTTTGCTGATGGATCTGGAGGAAGCTGAAGAGGAATTGAGTCCGGCTGCGATCGCGAAGCTCACGAGTGCGGTGGCGAACCTGGGCAGGGCTTCGGTGCAGCAGAAGGAGTGGCAAGCCAAGTTAAAAGACAAGATTGAGTCCACGCTTAAGACTCTTGAGCAAGAGTCGGGTAAGAAGGGTGGGGCGATTGACGCGAATACCCTAAAGCGAGTGAGAGAGGAGGTCTATGGCCTCTTCTAGTGCAATTACGCTCTATCCCTATCAACAGCGCTGGCTGAAGGATGATAGCCGCTTCAAAATTGGGATGTTTGCTCGGCAAACGGGGAAAACCTTTACAACTTGCCTGGAAATTGTGGATAACTGCATTCAGCGCGAGGTGCAAGGGGCAAGGAAGCGCTGGGTGATTTTATCCCGTGGGGAGCGGCAAGCTAAGGAGGCGATGGATGAGGGGATTAAGCGCCATCTGAAAGCCTACTCCGTGGCTTTTGAAGAAATTGGATATGAGTGGGAGGGAAGTTATAAGGCTCTAGAGGTGACGCTTCCTGGTGGATCGCGGATTACCGCGCTTCCTGCAAACCCGGATACCGCACGGGGGTTCAGCGCTTCTGTGTTCCTGGACGAATTTGCGTTCCATAAGGACAGCCGTGAAATCTGGAAAGCGCTGTTCCCAGTAATTTCGGCGGGGCATGACCTGCGCGTGGTTAGCACCCCGAATGGCAAGGGGAATAAGTTTTATGAGCTGATGACGGGGGACTCGGATAACTGGAGTCGGCATCAGGTTGATATTTATCAGGCGGTGGCTGACGGATTACCCCGTGATATTGAGGAGCTGAGGGCAGCGCTGAATGACGCGGATGCTTGGGCGCAAGAGTTCGAGCTGAAGTGGTTGGACGAGGCTAGCGCGTGGTTGAGCTATGACCTGATTAACTCGGTTGAAGATGTTGGTGCGGGTGACCCAGATGCCTATGCAGGTGGCGATGTTTACGTTGGCAACGATGTGGGGCTTCGGGGTGACTTGTGGGTGGCCTGGGTGTTTGAGCGAGTGGGCGATGTGCTGTGGACTCGTGAGATTCGCACCCTGCGACGCACAACCTTTGCTGAGCATGATGCGGTGATGGATGAGCTGTTTGAGAAGTATCGGGTGCGTCGCTTGTGTATTGACCAGACGGGGATGGGTGAACGCAGCACAGAAGAATATCAGCGACGCTACGGCAGTTCGCGAGTTGAGGGAGTTTTGTTCACGAGTCCCAATAAACAGGCGTTAGCAACCGTGGGTAAGCAATATTTTGAAGATCGCAAGGTCAGGATTCCTGAAGGCGATCAGTCGATCCGGAATGACTTGCACAAACTCAAGAAAGTTACGACTGCCACGGGGAATGTGCGATTTGACGCGGATCGCGATAGTCAAGGTCACTCTGACAGGACTTGGGCTTGCTTCCTGGGGATTAATGCGGCCAGCAATCCGGCTGTGGAGATTGAGTTTAAATCTGCGGGGCGGCGACAGGTGGATCGTGAGCTGATCGGCTTTGCGGGTCGCCGAACTGGGTTGGAGGGCTGGATGTGATCGGATATAGCCAGCCATATAGCCAGCCAGATCCCAAGAAGCCAGTCTTTGAGGAGATTGCCACCAGTCAAGATGGGCGGGATATCACCCAGCTCTGGATGGGGCCACTCCAGCGCTCTCAAGACACAGTATTGCTGACGCGGGGCAGCTCTGGTTCAGATGCCCTGGTGTTGTATGAAGAGTTGCTGCGCGATGACCAGGTGGCCAGTTGCTTCCAGCAGCGGCGCTTAGCAGTGGTGTCACGAGAGTGGGATGTGCGACCTGGCAAGCGGCGATTCATGGAGCCTACGGCACAAGACATTAAGGCGGCTGAGTTCGCCAAAGAGATGATCGACTGCTGTTTGGAATTTGATGACCTGACCAGCAAGTTGCACTATGGTGCGATTTATGGCTATGCCGTAGCT